AACTTCTTCCTTTAATCTTTCAATCTCTGGATAGAGCTTATCTTTCTCCTGAGAACGAACTTTTGCTAAGTCATCATCTGTATAAAACTTTTGAGACTTAACTTCATCCGTAGTAGTAACAGTAGGCGCGTCAACGCCCGACACATTTACAACTGGAGCGGTGTTAGCTTCTGCTTCAAAAGCATCAGCCATTTGTTTTGCAGTATCTGACATTTGTATGTCCTTATCCTAGGGGTCGTTTTCCGAATAGGGCCTAAGCCCGTAGCACATGTGACCTAACGAGTTTTACAGTCTTTATTTTGACAACTTAGTACGAGATTGTCTGTATAAATCACTTTATTTTTCGTACTCTTGCGGAACCCTTCGTTGCGGAAGTTTTGTACCGTAAGCATCTGTTACAAGACGGTTGCGAACTTGTTGGTCGCCCATCTGTGCGGCAACTGTGGCCTCGTCAAGAACAACAGGCTCTGTAGGTTGCATTGGAACTTGACCGCCAGAAGCGCCAACACCCGTTATTGGGGTGCCAGGCTTTCCTGCTTCACCTGGCATAGAACCAGTAAGAGTAGCGATATCTTGTTCAATTTGAGTTTGGATAAGCTTAAGGGCTCCATCTGCAAGAGCGTCGTCTTGAAGTTCTTGACGAATCTCTGTGAGTTTTTCTGCTGGAAACTCTTCTCCAAGCGCACGAAGAGCGCCTTCTTTAGACTCAAGTCCAAGAGAAAGCTTGCTTTGGATTTCATTAAGAGCGATGAGTTTATCTAGTGGCAATGGCTGTGGGAAATGCACATAAGAGCGGTAAGTAAGTGGGTCTTGTGGGTTTAGCTGTGAAAGTTGACCTAATTTAAGAGGGGTGGTGTTTGCATTGGGGTCCCAGGTAAATGTCTCTGGTTCTTTAATAGATAGACTTACAAGAATCAATTCATTAACGCGCTCTAAACCATGCGCATATTGAATAATTTTTTGGTGGTAACGGTTCATTAAAGGCTGAAACTGAATAGAAAGAGCAACACCAGAAGTGTTAGAAATAGGCTGTGCTTGTCCTAAAGCGGTCTCTGGAACGCCAATCATTTCATGCATAGTCTTCTTCATCATTGCAAGAAATTCCATAGCGCCTTTAAGACCAGCACTTCCGCCTTCTAAGTTTTCTACACGTGCGTCTTTTGGTAGTCCACCCCAGACTTTGTTAGCGCCTTTTTCAAGCTGAGAAGCCTTTGCACCGATGATAACAGTGACTGGTGCGGCGTGATAGTTAACAATGTCAGCAATATCTGTAGCAGTTTCATTATAGGCGCGGTTAATATTGATAATGTCATAACAATCAGAAAGACCCCAAGGGCTACCACTAATACGAACGTTTGGTATGTGTACCACAGGAATCGTACCAAGCGGGTTAGGGCGCGAATCAATAAGTTCGTCATTGATGTACTCTTCAATAATGTCGTCTGTGAGGATTTCTGTGTAGGTAAATACTTGACGAGTACCTTCCAATGAAGTACCCCAAAAACGATACTTAAGCTTAAACCTAATGAGGCGCTCACGGTCATGTGGATGGAACTCAGGAAATGCGAAGGAAGAGTTAAGAGGAAGAATACGAACGCGACCAGGATGAGTACGACCAGAAGGGTCAGTGTAGGCCTCTTCGTAGGCCACTTTGATAAAGCAGTCACCTGATACCGTTCCTTGCTGTCCAATTTCCCAAAGGACTGTTGCTTTGTTGTTATCTACTTCCCATACTCTTTCAAGTAGGTCAGGGACAATTGCTTCTGTTTCTTTTGGTGAACGAAAGTTAACGCCTTTACCAAATGTAAAGTTAATTAAAAAATCTGAAAATGCGCGATAGTAGTTTAATACCATTTGGGTTTCGCCTGTTTGACGGCGATAAGAATAATGATGTCCTAAATACATAGCCCAGTTAAGGCTGTAACGATTTAAGCGTGGACCATGAACTTCAAATTCTTCATCAGCTAACTCAACAAGTCCCAAAGGGGATATGGAGATTGTAAGGTCAGAAGAGGCTGCGCGATAACTCGGTGGGGAAAAATCCATACCGCTCACAAATTACCTCTTTCCATAAGAGCTAAAGGGTACCACTAAATCTATATTTCTTTACAAGCGGCCACACTTTTATAGGATGCGGTCACCTTTTATGAGGTTACGGCCAATATCTTTAGTCACTTTTTTCTTTTGCAACGCTTCTTTTTTATCGCGTTCTTCTTGCACATAGTCGCGAAAGCGTGGGTCAACTTCTTTTTTAGAGTTTACAAACTGGCCACCCATTTGATTATATTTAGCGTGAATCCAGTGACCACGAGCAGGAGAGTTTTTAGAAAATTTAGTTCCAGCTTGGGCTGTAATCATGTTCCAAAGTTTTGGGTTAGCTGGCTCTTGATGAGGAGCCTTCTTAACTTCTTTACCTGTAATTAGTGCCATAATTAATTCCTAAGAATAGCCCTGCTCTCTGACGACGGTGGGGTTGTACAGAGAGCAGGAACCTTTTTTTAGTTAGTCGTTTACGACTGCAGCATTGCCTGCTTGTTGGTGCGCGCCATTGCGGAATACTTCCTCAATGCGGTTGTCACCGTGGTCTGCAAAACCACCAGCGGCAAACTCAGAAAGATGTGATGGAGCTTCTACCCATGCAGCAGAACCAACGTGTGCGCGTTCGCGCATTGTTTCTTCTGGTAGTTTCTCAAAAACATTTTGGTTACGGTTTGGGCGTCCTGGTGCAGGAACATATCCTTGCATAGCGCCTTTTGTAAATTCCTGTGGAACATCTGTATCTGTTGCAATGCCTTCTTCAAAACGAAGAGGTCCGCGTTGCCCAGCAGAAGCTGGAGAAACCTTGCGGTCATAAACAGTGCCAGGACGTTCTGGGAACTTTGGGTCTGGTGCAATTGTCATTTATAACTCCTAAAGTGTGAAGTACTTCATGTAAAAGTTTGACTTGTCTTGGGTCAAATTTCAGCCTAAACGTGTAACTATCTAAAAAATGGGGAAGAAGACACTTCTATTTGGGGCATCGTCATTTCCATAGTTAAAGAGCAGGCTATAGCCAAACTATCTGCATAATCATCGTGGGCATGGGCTTCGTCAGGAGCTTTAGCCAAAAAGTTAGGCCCTGTGAATTTAGTTTCTAAATCAGTCATCTGTTGGTAAAAGCGTTTCCATGTTCTAGTTCGGCGGGTCTTAGCATGAGCAGGCCAACCAATCATCTCTCTGTCAATTAGAGCTTTTAGATGTTTCCATCTCTTTGACTGTTCTGGTTGGCTACTGCCTATAGCTACAACTTCCGCTCTTGGAAGAAGAAGTTTCATTCTTTGAGCGACCGCATCCCCAACACCATTAGCATCAATACCAACGTACATGACGTCGTAGTTTTCTAAAAACTTAGTAATTTGAAAATACTGGTCTTCCCAATCGTCTCCCTGTATTTCCATCCAATTAAGAATACGGTGGTCGTAATACCCAAATTCATCTGGTCGGTCCCAATCAACCCACACAACGGTTACAACAGTGGAGTCAATCTTACGTGCAGGGTCAATACCAACAACAACGGGGGTGCGATGCCAAGCGCGAACAATTTCTTGTGAAGTATCGCCTAGCTTGTCCATAATATTGGATGTTACAAACATACCTCGTTCTAAAAGCCATTTGCAACAATATGACATTTGAAACTCATCAGATTCTTCACCAATACGCAACATTTCCTTTTTTATAAATTTAGCGTAATTAGGATTGCATTTTGATACATCGCGCCAATCCCATTCAAAATGGTTTTGCCTTTTACCGCGCGTAGTTTGACGGCGTTTGTTAAGTTGAATTGATTTATAAAAGTTATTTTTATGTGTGGTTGGGGTCCCTGTTTTAACCATAGTTCCTGAGTAGTAAGCCAACATAGGAGAAATAGATTTAGATACTACAAAGTCATCAGCTTCTTGGCACTCGTCAATAACAATAAGATGAAAAGACTTAGATTCAATTTTTGCACGTGGGTTAGCTGTCATCATCATCAAGCTACTGCCTGAGTTTTTAAGTTTAATTTGCCTTGTAACTCCTGGCACTCTTCCTAAAGAATCATCAATCTCTGGGTCACCCAAAATCTCTAATGCGCGTTCAGAAGTAAGACGGTTTACTGTTCTACCAAATAACGTTTCTACTTGACCTTCAACTGGTGCAAACATACCAATCCATATACCGCCAGAAAACTTACCAAGTAAGTCTGGATACATCTTTGCAAGGCGCGGTAGAAGTACCATAAGTGTAGCTACAGTATTAGCAATAGTTTCTGATTTACCAGACTGACGGGCTGCAAGAGCCGTAACCTCTTCGCCATCGTTAATTAAAATAGATTCAATAATTCGCCTAGCAAGTGGCATTTGATAAGGATGAAGTTCATGACCTACAAGCGCTGTTTGAAACTGTATGCAACGGTCAACTATCTTTTTTACAAATTCTTTAGATAGCTCATCAAGTTCAATTTCTTCGTCTTCAGGTGGTAAATCTTCTTCCTGTTCATCAGGAATAAACTCATCTTCATCATCTAATAGATTCTCCATATGAGTCCTTAGTCTAAATTAAAACAATAAGCCCAAGTCGTTAAACTCAGGCTCATTGTTGCCACTACGGGGAGAGAAGAGAGGCAGATATAGTATAACAAAGATATAGAAAAACCTAGTTACCCGATAGGGCGTGTCATCCTTTTGTATAACTCTTCTACAACTGCATGAAGAGCCTCTGCACCTTGTCTAGCTTCACTTAAATAGACCTCATCATGTGTTTTTTGATAACCAGATAAGCAACGACCCACTTCGTATATGGCTTGGTCTGTCCACATTTCTAGTTCTCCTGTAGGAATCCTAGAGACTCTTTTAGAAACTTTTTCTGAAAAAGGTTTTGTCCAAGGCTCAGACTTTTTAAAAAGTTTCATCAAACCGCCCATCTTCAGGTGTCCACGCTACTCTAGACTTCATAGCCTCAGATAATAGCGCATCAATCTTCTCATCATCTTCCCACGAAACTTCAGGGGTACGGTAGAAGAGCCCTAAATAAAAACCTGGAGTAGTAAATGGAAGTCTAAAAACTAGGCATTTACCTTTTCGGTAAGGCATTTCAGTTTCTTGTGTAGTGCCTATCTCAAGTACTGGCAAAAGCTTTTTGTGGTAGTAGCGAAGTGTTCCTACGTATGTTGGCCCGAGTGTTTTCATATTAGCTTTTTTGTAGCCTACTAGCTATTTGA